ATTATTTGGATGCATTTTTTTAGTCCCCTTAACAACAAATAAAGAAGCCCAGCCTCCAGTTCCTTTATTTTCATTTTTTTCTCTTGTAAAATCAAAACTTACTGAAGCTAAAAAAACATCTCTAGGAGTTTGAACTCTCCTTTTCAAACCACTAATTAAACTGTTCTTTAAATCCTTAGTGCTTCCTGTTGGTGCTTTTTCTTTAGCGGCCTTTTTAACAACTGTTGCTCCTGATTTTAAAGAATTATAAACTAATGTTGAAGCTCTCGATTGTTTAGTTATAGCCATTTTTTTCAAAGCCATATCTAACTTCGCACCGCCTACCAACTTCATGCTTAAACCATCCTTTGCCATTACGTCTGAGTTAATAAAGATGTGCTAAGAATTAACCCTTCTCGCCTTCCTAGTTCTTTTGTATCTTCAATTTTATAGTATTTATTTTCCCAAACAACACGCATTTCATTTGTAATATCATCCCTAAATCTTATCCTAAAATTAACCATTCTAGTGGTTGAACGGTTATTGTTATCTGTTTTTTCTTGGCCTATCTTCTCAACTGGATTAGACCACGTTGAAATAAATGTTGACCATGTTAAGGTTCTTTGTCCATTAGTGGCTTTCACTTCTGTTTTCTCCTGTATGGTAATTCTTCTGTCTAAAATTCCAGCCTTCATAATTCTAAAATTTGATCAATTTGATTTGTGCTTAGTCCTTTTACACCTTCTTCAAAATTAATACTTTCACCACCTAAATTATTATAATTCCAAATATTAACACCGCTTTTAATATCAAAAATTGTATTAAATGGGTTGCTTAATTCTGTCATTCTGCAATTAAATTTACTCATGCTGTTTAAATCCAATCCTTTCTGAATACAGTCATACATTTCACCATCTTGTAAAACATCAATTAAAACATCTTTTTTAATACACCTAGCAGCTCCTATTAAAATTCCATAATCAGATGTTTTAACTTCCTTACTTTCACTATTAATAAAGGTCAATCTTGTACTCCCAAAAAATGGATGGTCTTCTTTAAATAATGGATCGTAAAAATCAAATAATTCTTTTGTAATTATATCATCACTCCCTAAGTTCATCAAATAATCATAATCATATTTTAATGAAGATCTTACTCCTATATTCATTTTTGTACCTAGACATTCATTTGATGCTTCAACGTACTTAAAACCATATTCAAATGCTAGTAATTTAGCCCATTGCTCCGATACAATACAAAGCACTTCAATATTAAAATCCTTTTGTAATTCCTTTAAATTATCAAAACAAATCTTTGTTATGTTTTCACGTTTCCAAATTGGAAGTAATATAAGTATTTTCTTATCCAAATGTTTTAACTCTAAAAGGTGAAAGTAAATGTTTAACAGCGTTAGGTAGTTCAATTTGCATTGCTAAACCTCCAACAACAACATTTACAGAATCTCTATTTTCATATAAATGAGATACCATTAATTTAATAGCGTGTTTAATCTCAGCAGGTACAGATGAAGCGGCACCATAACCGCAAACAGTAATAATTTCAATTGCGTTAATAGTATCGCCCACAGATGGCCATGCATTTACCAATCCTTCATGCAAACTTCCACAATCACTAAGAAAATCCTTTTGAAAATTATCTGAATTATCCGTTAGTGTTTGTTGAGTTTCGTTAGTATCATAATATTTCAAACTTGTTAAACTGACAACTGGACTTACTTTTAATTTAATAACCCTTGGAAAAGTATCTAAATTTTGCCTCCATGATTGAGTGATAAAAACCTTATTAGTGTAACTCTCACAATACTTTCTAGCTGTTGTTATTAATGTTCCAATATATGTATCTTCATCAGAAAAATCAACTCGCAAATGTTCCTTTGCTTCTGCTAAAGTTATTGGTTCTTCAGATGGATTTATTACGATTTGATAACTCATTATTTCTTACTTTTTACTTCAACATACTTTTCACAAATTCCATGATCAATATATCTTTGTGCAGTTGCTTTTTTAAGCGTGTAAACCTCACCAGCTATATAACTAATGTCTTTACCTCCCATACCCTCTAAAAATCTAACTTTCATAACTTATTTTTTTTAAAATTAAACAAAAAAAGGGGAACAACTACAAATGCAGCAGTTCCCCCTCAAACTCAAACTAAACTACAATTTAAGTATTTGCCATTCTCATGTGCTTAACTGCATTAACATCTAATAGCTTTCCATCTGTTCTTAGTTCTCCTAAGAATGTGATTTGATTCTTTAAGAAGTTAACATGCTCAGAACGTCTGATATTAATTCCTTGTGCATCTCTAATTAAATAGTGCTTAAAATCTCCATACAATAAAGCATGCGCTCCAGCTGCCATGTCTGGCATATCGTTATTCACAACATACTCATCACCATCAATTGTACTAGGCGCACCGCCAACAATACCCGGTTGCCATAATGATTGATTTGCAGAAGTAATTGCGATTTTCTTTAATGCAACTAAAGTATTATCATTAAACATGAATTTACCGTTAACTCTATAATCTCTGTCTACTGCATGTTTTAAATCTAAAATTTCGCTAAAAGTTACAGCAGCAACTCCTGCAGCAGCTTTACCGATTAATGAAGTTTCAACAATCCCTGTTGGCTTGCTTGATCCATCCCCAGTTGTATAAGCTAAATTTGAACCTCTACCCAATCTTCTACTTAAAGCATTAACAATAAATTGCTCAATATTAAAAGATGAATCTTGAAGTAATTGAGATGATACTGGTATATACTTACTTGATAATGTCCAAGCATTAATCGCTGTTGTTCCAAAAGTTAAATCTTCTTGTGCAGCAGCTGAATTTTCAGCTAACCATGCACCAGCAGCAGCAGTATCATTATTTGTAGGCCAATTGATTTGTTCACCTTTTGAAGTTGTTTGAATATCACAAACAGATCTCATACCACCAAAATTTTTCATTGTTTCAATGATCTTATTACCCATAGTTTCATCAACTGTATAACCACCTTCTGAATTAGTAGTTGTTGATTGCGCTCTTTGATAAAATTCAGCTTCTTTTTGATTTAGACCACCTAAGCCTCTCATCAAATAAGACTTCAAAACTTGCTCTGACATTCTTTTGTTGTCTGCAACTTCATCAACTGATTTACCAGCTTCATCAGCTTTCTTTTCAATATCTCTAAGTGAATCAGAAGATATTGAGTTCAATTTTCTTTTTTGATTTGCAGCATTTTCTGCTCTTTGATGGTCTGCCATTTCAGCATCAAATTGAACATTTTCATCGTCAGAAAGTTCTCTCTTTTCAGATTTTGCTAAGTTTACTAATGACCTAGCATTTTCTGCATGTTTTGCAGCTTTTTCCAAGTCTGCCTTAATATTATATTCCATCCTTTGGTTTTTGTGTGAGGCATCTTCACCTCATTAATTAAAAAAATTTGTACATTATGACTTCATAACGCTATTTTTAAAAGTTTAATCTTTTTTATTTACCTAACAAAAGTAATTCTTTTTCACGAATACTAATAAAAGTTTCATGTTTTTTTTCTTCTTTTGGTTCAACAACTTTTAAACTTCTAAAATTATCATCAACTTCAATCTCATTTACATCAGTTTTAGAACGTCCAATTCCCACCGTTGCATCAGCTGGAGTACCAACAATACTAATCTCATAAGGCATCCAATTCATACTTCTATAAGTTGGCTCTCCATCAATGTCTTCTACCCTTGTTAAATCTTTAATTTGATAACCAACAGAAATGTTTTCACGAATACCATCAACAATATCTTGAAATACTTCAGCACCCCTTCCAACTTTTGAAAATAATAATTTAGCCATCCCCCGACCATTTTCAATTGTAGCAGATACAACTTTACCTATTTGAGATCCTCCATGATCTTCTAATACAGCAGCACCATTATTTAATCTTGATAAATCAACACTGCCTTCTTTATGATCCAGTATTTCATTTCCAAAATACCTTTCAACTGCCAATTCTGAACTAAAAGATAATTCTACAGTTCTGGCTTCTTCGTCAATATGTCCATTTCTTACATTGAAACTTCTTACTTGTGATTCTATTTTAGTCTTTTTCATCTTCTTTTTTTTCTATTTGGTTATTACCTTGTTCATCAACTACACCTAAATTAAGTGGTACATATCTACTATTACCACCTTCAACAGGATTCATTTCTTCAAAATTTCTAATTTCATTTACAGTCATTGCGCCAATATTAAATAAGGTTCTGTAACTTTCAGTTCTTGTTTTTATATCACCACGTAAAAGACCGTTTAAATTCATCTTAAAATAAACATTATCCTTTTCATCTTCTCTTAATAACTTTCTACTGCATTCACTTTCAATGTTAATAACATATGGCATTAAAGTGTTAGTGATAAAGTTTTGATTTTGTTGTTCTAAATTACTAAATGTAGCCCTTGACAAATCGCCAATTTTATCAGGTGGAATATTAAACCACCTCGCAATATCTTCAATTTGAAATCTTCTAGTTTCTAAAAATTGAGCCGCATTAGGTGGAATTGATGTTGGTGTATATTTCAATCCTTCCTCTAATATTAATGGCTTATTCGCGTTGGATATCCCTCCATGCATATCATTAAATGAAGTCTTTAAGTTTTCAAAAGCTTTATCACTTAATGCTGAATCTGATTGTAGTACTCCAGTCATTGAAGCACCATTACCAAAAAATCGACTTCCAAACTCTTCAGCAGCAGCTCCAAGTCCTAAATTATCCTTAGCACAATCAATCACACTTTTACCCATTACATTATCACCCATACCTCTAAAATGAAGTACATTTGATTGATCAACCGTAATTGTTGTTTTTTCTAATTTAAAAGTATAAAACAATAAACCATCTTTTATTTCTACTTGAACTTTTGAAGGGTGTACAGGTAAAATTGCAACAGGTCGCATTGTTCTTGGATCAAACTCAATTAATGAATAAGAGTTTCCCCACAATAAAATTTCTGGAATTGTAATCTTCCAGAATGTGCTTGTTGTCATTAATGAATTAGGTTCTCTCGAAAGTAATTTATAAACAGGATGTTCTCTAAACTTTGTCTTTGTCGCACCATCATCCAACATTATATGCATTGGAATTGTGCTAAATGCTTCTGTAATAACTTTTACAGCTGCATAAACCGCTGGTATTGTTAAAGATGAATCTTGTGTAATTCTTATACCGCTTTTTGAAGATGAACCCCCCATAGTTTCCCATGCTGAAGCTGAAATTGATCTAACAGCTTCTAGTGATCTAGTGCCTATATGTACATTCGTGAATGGTATCTTCATAAAAATTGAGTGCTATATTACTTAACATAGTGAAATACAAATTTAGATATTAAAAACTACTTATTGAAATATTTATTTACTATACTAGTTTCATATTCACAATCATTTACTTTTGCATCATAAATTGTGTCAGGAACTTGTTGATATTTAAAATAATCCTTGCTATGTTTTAAACCCCAAATATTAATTTTATTTTTTTTAGCGTAACAACTTATCCAAATATCAGACATGTTAATTCTTTTTAATGATGGAAAAGGTGGTTTGAATTTATCAGTCCTAAATGCCATCACTCCAGTACCAGCTATTTGAACTGGCTCTGTAATATCATAAGCTTCTAAGCACCTATTTCTAATTGCTGGCGATTTATAATAACTATCAATAGGGAATTTTAAAAAAGTTCTTCCATGATAAGAAACAACTCCATATTTATCAACCTCTTTTATTGTATCTTGAATGTAATTTTCCGGATAAATAATATCATCATCACAAGTAAAGTAATAACCTTCAAAATCTCTAAGAAATAAAAACTTTCCATTGTCCCCAAAAATATTATCAGAATAAAAGTAATTAACTTTAGGATGTTCAAATGGGCAGTGATCGTAATTATTAGCGCAAATATTAATCTCATCTACTTGGTTAATTAAGGATTTGATGGTATTAATCAATTGTTCTTTTCTGGTTGCCAATGAAGCAATATTTACGCTAACTTTTGTCATTCTAAATTGTGTTTTTTTATTTTACTTTTCAAAGTCGGTTCTGTAATTCCTAAAATAATACTAATCTTTTTTTTACTGTGATGTGTATCTTTTAAATAATGCTTTATTGTCAGCTTTTCCATGACCAACAAATTAAACATTCCTTTATAATCTTTTGCTTCGTATTGTTGCATTTATTGTAGTTGAATTGTAAATGTAATTATTTATTTTTTAGTTCTTTAATTTCTTCAAGTGCTTCGTTTAATCTTATTTTCCTTTGGTGCTTGTCGTTCCTTGCTATTTCAGCATACTGTTTAAGTATTCTTATTTCTTCTTTTAGCTTGGTATTTTCTTCTTCGCACTTATTCCAATCTTTAACATTTAACTTTGCAGTATTTAAAACCCTTTTTAGCTTATCCTTCAACTCCTCAATCTCTTGTTGTTGGGCTATAATTTGACTCTGAGCGTCCACCATAGACTCTATGTATTTTTTAGGTAAGTTATTCATAATTATCTATTTAATGCGTTATTATGCTCACCTCATTCGTGAGGGTAGCATCTTATTTAACTCTTGTTTAA